CAACAGGCCCAAAAGGTGACACTGGTGATACAGGACCAACAGGTGCTACAGGACCAGCAGGAGCAAACAGTACTGTAGCAGGACCGCAAGGACCAGCAGGTAATACAGGTCCAACTGGACCGCAGGGTGATACTGGTGCTACAGGACCACAGGGTGCAACTGGACCAGCAGGTGGTGGACTAGCAGATGTAGTTTCAGACACATCACCTCAACTAGGTGGCAACTTAGATGTTAACGGTAAAGACATTGTAACTCTAAGTAATGGTGATATAGATTTAGATCCAAATGGAACAGGTGTTGTAGTATTCAAAGGTAATGCTACTAAAGGTTCAGGACAGTTTAAATTAAATTGTGAGAATAACTCACACGGTATAACAATTAAAGGCCCGGCTCATAGTGCTGGTGCAAACTATACATTAACATTGCCAACAACAGACGGTGATGCAGATCAAGTATTAAAAACAGATGGTTCAGGTGGCCTATCATGGGTTGACCAATCAGGTGGTGGCGGTGGTGCAACTGCATTAAATGGATTAACAGATGTTAGTACAGCAGGTGTAACATCAGGACAAGTATTAAAATATAACGGTACCAGTTGGGCACCAGCGGCAGATAATAACAGCGGCGGTGGTGGCGGATCAGGTGCTAAAGTATTAAGATTCAAACTAAACTATGATAGTTCGGGTAACTTAACATCAACATCTAATCTAAGCACAGGAATAAGTAGTGCTATTATTGATAGTGCTAGTGGTGGCGACATGACTATAACATTCGATAGCGGTACTTATAATTATCCTCCAGGTTCTGTAATGGCATATGGATATGACTACGTCAACAATGTCTACTTACTGGTACCAATGTCAACTACAATGGGATTGAGACAAATAGCAGGCGGTGGTTCATCAGGTTCACCTACTTTGTTTAACGGCAGTTCAGCAGTTGCAGTAAAGTTGAGATTACGTGAAGCAGAAACAGGAGCCAGTAGAAGTTTTGGAACAACTACTCATGCCTGGATTCAGTTCACAATGTATGATTAAAATAGGAATTCAATAGTGGCTTTGATTAATTACAAAAGCAGTCAAATAAAACTAAATCATCCTAATAAAGTATTAGGTGTTTCAGTATCAGCGATTACAGGAAAAAATTACTGGGACCATCAAAACGGTTCAGGAGACATTTGGTACTCCGGTTCTGGTAGTAAGAAATATTATCAATGGACTATTACACTTACTGTAACAAGTCAAAATCACGGTTCACATTTAAGCAGAGATGACTTCACTTATAATGGATTAGATGTCGCTGTAGGCGACTGGATAGCAGGAGCAACCACTGGCCAATGTGTTAAAGTTGTCAGTATAGATAGTAAAACAACGAACACGGTTACATGTGTTGTTGAGGATTGGTTGCGTTATAACACCTTTAAAGCAAGTGATGGTAACGGTATATTCGGCACAGGTTCTGCTATTATATTCTCATTAAACGAATTAGGTCTACCAATGTTAGATCCATTACCTACTACAGCGGCTAGCAGTTTTTATGCTACAGTAATGAGTAGGTTCCAATACTTGAATCCAAGTTTAAATTATGTACTAGAAAAAACCTCACATGGGTTTAACAAAGGCGATGTAATATGTGCTGATGCTTCTGGTTATGTTAAAGCAACATCATCAACAATGGCTAAAATGATCGGCATAGTAGTTGAAGATGGTCCAGGTCCTAACATGTTTATGGTTTCACCTAACAGTAGAATAATTGACTTCGAACCAGGCATACCAGGAAGTAGAGGCGACTACATTTATGTTGACACTGACGGTGATCTAACAACAACTGATACAGGTAAAATTGCATTCTTAAAAATACAAGATTCTATACCAACACTTTTAGAAGGAACAGTAGACGGACCTACTGTACCAGATGGGCATGTACTAAAACTAAATGGTACAACAATTACATTTGCAGGTACTGGCGGTGCTAACGCAACAATAAGTCAAATGACTAGTACTATTAACAATGGTACAAGTACACATAGCACTACAGCAAGTACAGTACCAACAAAGAATATTGTAAGCAGTGATGCTGATAGTACAGCATACGGATTAGTAGGTGGTTACCCATCGTTTGCCGCTTCATTTAATAGTGGATCTGGTGTGACGACAGTAACGTTTAGTACGACAACTGGCGGACAGTCCAAGTACGGTGCCGCAGTTTCTATACCAAGCGACATGGCAAAAGATATCAATGACGAAGGCATACCTAATCTAACAGCAAGTGCCAATAGTGCAGATACTCAACTAACACTCACTGAAGCAAATGGTAATACAATAACTATTGCTAATGTAACAAGTGATACTAATGGTAATCCTTTTGTAGGTGGTAGTAATATATCAGGTTTAAATGCTACAACAAATGGACCAGGTACAAGCAGACTAAATTTAACAAGAACAGATGGTGGCGAAATATTAATTTACGAAGGCACCGAACACTTTAGAGTAAACACAGGAATTGCTAGTGGACATAACGGTATGTACCCATTAGCATTAAATGTAGAACAAGGTATCAGAGCAGGTTCAGTTACAGTTGTTAACAACATAGCCGCAAGGAATAACTTAACAGCACAAACAGGTGATCAGGCTCATGTACTTACGGCGGCAGATGGCGAATGGGCATTATACTTATATGATGGCAGTAGTTGGGTTAAAATATCTGATGCTGACAGTAGTGTAGTTGATGCTAGAACATTGACATCTACATTTACTATGCCAATAAGCGGTTTTGGAACTGCTACAACTAACACACTTGGTAATATATCACCAGGTGGTAAAATAACTTCGGTTGCTATTGAAGTAACCACAGCATTCACAGGCTACTCAGGTGGTACACCTAGTATTGAAATTGGTACTACAGCAGACCCTGATCAGTTTGTAGATGATCCAAGTAATGACTTAACAGAAGTAATGACATTCATGCCTAACTCAGAGCATGTACACCCTTCAACAGAGACGCAGGACCTAGAGGTAAAAGCAAGATGTAATCACTATGGAGCATCCGCTGGAGTAGTAACTGTTAAGCTCACATATATCTAAAAAACGATAAATACAAGTAACACAAATCATTTTGAATGTGTTATGCATAATACAATTTTAGGAGAAACAAATGGCTGATATTAAGAACTTTGGTATAAAAGGTCTTTCTTCAGACGTGCAAATGGGTAAAAGCGGCGGTCGTTTAAAATACGACAGCGGCAATAATCAATTTGATTTTACTCAGTCCAATGGGTCAACACTAGAGAACGTAAGGTTCGGTAGTGTTACCGCAGGTACATGGACGGGCACGGCTATTGGATCTCAGTACGGTGGTACTGGGCAAGACTTTAGTAGCAGTTCAGGTATTATCAAAGTCTCAGGCGGTACATTTAGTGCAGGCTCGGCGATATCTTTAACATCAGAAGTAAGCGGCACTTTGCCTATTGCTAATGGTGGTACAGGTGGAACAACGGCGGCTGGTGCTAGAACTGGTTTAGGACTTGGTAGTATTGCTACACAAGACATAACAAACGTAACACTGACAGGTGGTACAATTAACGGAGTCATCATCGGTGGTTCAACTGCCGCGGCAGGCTCTTTCACAACAATAAACGCCTCCGGCGCAATTACTGGTGACTTAACTGGTAATGCCGATACGGCAACTGCACTAGCAACTGGTAGAACTATCGGTATGACAGGTGACATGACATGGACATCAGCATCGTTTGATGGTTCAGGTAATGTAACAGGTGCAGGTACATTAGCAACAGTTAACAGTGACGTAGGATCGTTTGGTACAACCACAGCAATTCCAGTAGTTACAGTTAATGCTAAAGGTTTAGTTACAGCAGTTAGTACTGCAAGTATCTCAACAAACTTAACTATTGCGGCAGACAGTGGAAGTAATGACACAGTAGCATTAGGTACTGATACATTAACTTTTGAAGGTACTTCAAACGAGATAGAAACAGCAGTATCTAACAACAAGATTACTATTGGTCTACCAAGTGATGTAACAATAGGTAACGACTTAACAGTTACTGGTACACTTAACTCAGATGATATTACATCATCAACAGTTACAATTACTGGTGATGCAGTAGTTTCAGGAACTTTAACAGTAAATGGAACAACTACTACAGTAAACAGTACAACAGTACAAGTAGACGACCCAACATTTGAACTAGGTGATCCTGGTATAAGTGCTGATGACAACTTGGACAGAGGTATTAAATTTAACTGGCACAATGGATCAGCGGCAAAGACAGGTTTCTTTGGTTATGATGATTCAGCAAGTGAGTTTGTATTCATAGCAGATGCTACTGATAATTCAAACACATTCACTGGTACAGCATCAGACATTAGAGTTGGTGATATAGCCGGTGGTGCAATAGTAGGTACTTCATTAACAGGCGCCAGTGGTGCTTCAATTACTGAATTCAGTACAGATGGAACACTAGCAGGTAACAGTGATACAGCAACTCCAACTGAAAAAGCAGTTAAAACTTATGTTGATACACAACTAACAGCTCAAGACTTAGACTTCCAAGGCGACAGTGGTGGAGCACTTGCTATTGATTTAGACAGTGAAACATTAACTATTGCAGGTGGAACAGGATTAAGTTCAGTAGGTTCAGGCAATGGCGTAACAATAAACCTAGATAACACAGCAGTAACGGCTGGTTCATATGGTACAACTACAGCAATTCCAGTATTAACAATTGATGCACAAGGTAGAGTTACAGCGGCTAGTACAGCGGCTATTTCTACTTCTTGGACATTAACAGGTGATTCAGGAACACAAACTGTAGCAGGTGGAGATACTGTTGACATAGCAGGTGGTACTAATATTACTACTGTAGCAGGTGCAACAGATACATTAACTGTAAACCTAGATACTACCTTAACAGGTATGACAGCAGGTACATTTAGTGGTGCAGTAACAGCCGGATCATTAACTGACGGTACAGCAACTTTAGCCTCTGGTTCTATAACTGGTGGTGTAGCAGGTACATTTAGTGGCTCATTAGAAGGTGGTACATTAACAGATGGTACATTAAGTATTAACTCTGGTAGTATTACTTCAGGTGTTGCAGGTACATTTAGTGGTGTAGTAACAGGTGGTTCATTTACAGATGGTACAGCAACATTAAACGCAGGATCATTAACTGGTTTAGTTAATACAACTGCCAGTGGTGCAGTAACAGGTGGTAGTTTAACTGACGGTACTTTAACTGTAACTGGTGGTGCTATTACAGGTGCAACTAACGTAACAGCAAGTGGAACAGTACAGTTTGGATCATTAAGCGATGGTTCTATTACAGCAACAGGTTTCCAAACATCACTTACAGATAGCGATACTATTATCCCTACTTCAGGTGCTGTTAAAGACTATGTTGATGCAGTGGCAACAGCGGCTGACTTAGACTTCCAAGGCGATGCCGGTGGTGCTTTAAGTATTGATTTAGATAGTGAAACACTTGATATTGCTGGTGGTAGTAACATTACTACAACTGGTTCAGGTAACACACTAACAGTAGCCTTAGATGCAACAGTAAGTGGATTAACATCAGTTAGTGCAACTACATTAACAGACGGTACAGCAAGTTTAAGCTCAGGTGCTTTAACTGGTATTACTGATTTAACAACATCAGGTAACATGATTGTTGGTGGTAACTTAACAGTAAGTGGTACAACTACTTCTGTAAACAGTACTAACACAACGATTGCTGATACATTGGTTGTATTACAATCAGGTTTAACAGGTGCTAACCCTAATGACATTGGTCACATATACGAAAGAGGCTCCGATGGTAACAACGGATTCTTTGGTTGGGATCAAAGTGCTGACAGGTTTATGGCGGCAACTACAACAGCAGACGGTTCAGGTACTGGAGACTTAACTCTTACAGCGGCTGGATTAGAAGTTGGTGCATTAGTGGCAACAGGCGTAACAGCATCAGGTGTTGTAAGTTTTGGTACTTTAACCGACTCAGGTGAAAGCATTGCAGTAACTAAGTTTGTTGATGAAGCAGACGGAATTACAAATAACAACAATGATACTAGTATTCCAACATCAGCGGCAGTTATCGACTATGTTGAAAACAATGGCGGCGACGGGCTTATGCTTCGTCAAGCACTTGTATCAGGTTCAACTACAATTAACACAGGTGCTATGCCAAATGTTAGTGGTAGAACTTACTACGCAAGTAAAGTTGTTATCAAAATTGGTACTGCATTTAGTGGTGGATCATTTAACCAAATTCTTGTTAAAGAGAATGGCGGTGCAGGTGATTCATTAGTAGCGGCGGATGACGCAGATGCGGCAACAGCCGGAACTTATATCGTAGAATTAGATGGTGATTTAGAACTAACTAAGAATGCGGCAGTACAAGTTCAGTTTATGCAGAGCAATGGCTCTACAGCGGCAACTACTACAGCAGGTGCTGGTACAATTACTGTACATTACAACTACGTTTAATAGTTAATTTAACTTAAAACATTAAAATACCTCACTTTAGTGGGGTATTTTTTTGGCTAAAGTGATAAATAATAGTAACGATAAAGATATTCTTTATCACATAAACATTTGGGAGAATTAAAAATGGCACAGACTAAAGTAAACGGTTTTACTAAAGACTTAAACGGTTTCGGAAGAGACATTCACGTGGCTACAGCCACTCACGCAGGTGCAGGTGGAATGACACAGGCTAAGATGGATGGTCTTATCCAAGCACTTCAAAACTTGAACTACTCAGTTACAGGTATTGACGGCTTTGCAGTAGCGGCTACAACAGCAGTACATGTTGCGTACGAAGGTGGACCAGCAGTTGCTGATGATTCATCAGACGCATTTGGACAGGCTGGTGTTGCATGGGCAGGCGTTTGCGACTTCTAAGATTAGTATAAACTATATAGAATTAAAAAGCACACTTAGGTGTGCTTTTTTTTGACTTGTTATTCTGCTAGGATTAGATCTATTGCTTCTTGTGTTGAATAGGGTGAGGCTTCAGCCATAGCAGGTTGCTGATCAATAATGTTTTTGTATTCTTCTACTTTTTCTGCGTTAATGGCTATAAAAGGAATTTGATCTGCTGGTAGTTCATCCTCACTCCAAATAGCATCAACCGGACATGCTGGTTCACACAACGCACAGTCAATACATTCATCTGGATCAATGACAAGCATGTTTGGGCCTTCATAAAAACAGTCTACAGGACAAACAGTTACACACTCAGTATCTTTACAGCCAACGCAAGGGCTTCCTACTACAAATGTCATTTACGATGTCCTTGGTAACATGTGGTATGAGTGTGTAAAAAACATAGCCTTTTTCTTAGATAAGTTGGGAGTGAATCCCCACGGTATATGTGCTGGGAAGAATACTACCTTCCATGGTTGGTACTTGATAAAATGTGTGTACTCTTGTACATCAGGGTCTGGTGTAGCATACAATTTTGTATCTAACGAATCTAGATATAAGTTACTCGTAGTCTCATCTCCTTCAACAAATACAACACACTGATACCAACGCATTCTATTTATACTAGCAGGTATGTTCATACCCGAATCTATACACACCAACTGGTTCTCACAGCTCTCTAAGTTTTGCAACCCTGCTGGTAATTGAAAATGGTTTACAACATTATCAAAAAACATTTTACTACACAACTGGCTAAGGCTAAACACACTATCTGTAACTTTTTGTATCTTTGTAATGTGTCCAAAATGTAACTTTACCTTGTGCATATTAGCAAATTGCTGTAACACCATTGCTTTCATTTCGTTATCTAGCTCTAATTTACCCTCAAAAACCCAGTTAGGGAATACAGGATAAGTGGACATTGAGGGTGCAGTTTTCTTCATACTTGTATTTATACACTTAGACCATAGTAATATAGCGGTTTTGGCATCGTAGAAAAAGGTTGACAAATCCTAGAATCTTGCTATAATAGTTGTATAAATTAATAAAAAGGTAGGAGTTTTTATGTTCACAATAGTAAATACAGAGAAAGGCACGTTACACGTTGAGCCTAGCAGACCAAGTTGGAAAGGGTCTAATTACAAATCACAAGGTGCGGCTAAGGCTGGTATCACTAGAACTATTAAGTTTTATGAAAATGCAGTTGCTGATGTTGAAAAAGTAGTTGCCGAAGGTAAGCCTGAATATCATTCAAGATGGTACAACTTTTACAGAGAAGCATTTCCGGCAACTGAAGATGAGCCTTTAGGACGTGACATGCTTAATGTTGCTGATAGACTTGAAGTTGTAGCACTTGATGACTATGTTGAGCCTCAAATTACCAGAACAGGCAGAAGCCCTTACAACGGTAATGAGATTACAGTAACTATTGGTATTAACAGCATTGGGACACACATGGACCCATTGTGTGAAAGCCATTACACTAGATAGGAGAAAAGTTACTTGCATATGGTAAAGAAAGAAAAAATTATTTTAACAGATGTAGACGGAGTAGTCCTCGATTGGGAAGAGGGCTTTTCTGTTTGGGCTGAACATCACGGACACACAAAAGTTGATGGCTATCAGTTCATGTACTCTATCGGAGAACGATACGGTATGTCTTATCAAGCAGGTTCCAACCTAGTCAAAGTATTCAATGAGAGTGCCGCAATTGGCTTTCTCCCTCCCCTCAGAGATGCACAGTATTTTGTTAAGAAGTTGTCTGAGCAACACGGCTATAAGTTTATAGCAGTTACTTCTCTGTCTTTAGATCCTTATGCTAAAGAACTTAGGACTAGGAACTTGAACAAGTTATTTGGCGATGCATTCGTTGATGTTATTTGTTTAGATACTGGTGCTGATAAGGACGATATCCTTGCAGAATTAGGTACCAAGTACACCAATAACTTCTGGATTGAGGACAAGCCTGACAATGTACAAGCAGGAATCAATGCTGGATTTAAAGGTATTTTGGTAGAACACGGGCATAATATGACAGAACCTAAGGGTTATGTAGTAAAAAATTGGCAAGAAATTTATAATTATATTATAAATCAATAGGTTACGCACCCATATAACGGTTGACAAAACCGTGTAATTTGCTATAATATACACTTACTTACAGCAAATAGGAGACAATATGTCTACCGAGCTACGCAATATCCCAAGCCAGTCTGAAATCACCCAAACACGTTTTTTTGGTGGTAAAGAACGCGGTACTTGTATTCAACTCACTCAACGTAAAGAAGAAGTAATCACTGAGTTTGCTGACAGCATGTTTAACAAAGTCCAGCTCACTCGTGAAGAGGCTCTTCAAGTTGCTCAAGAGTTGTTGCTGTTTGCAAATGGTAATGAAGTGGTTGACATTTAAGTAAAGTTTGCTATAATAGTTGGGTAATTAGGAATTTAGGAGTAGAATATGTCAAACAAGAATCCATTGTTTACAGTCAACGAAGTGTTATCAGCCGCATGTGCTGTACACAGAATCAATAAAGGTTTTATTAAATCTGCAGATGCTAGGCCTGATGAAGGCACAATAGCAAATAGCTCGTTTCTGTATAACCATTTCTTGGGAACATTTGATAAGGCTAGTGGCGAGAACAAACGCGACCTAGTTGAGATACGTCCCGGTGATGAACAACAGGCTGAAGCAATTATTGATTACCTAAAGGGTTTAACTTTCAAGGCTATGGAACGTGACCTAACAGACTTTGAGAAAAATGTTCTCAAGTTAGTATCATCAGATAGCATTGGTAAAGACCGAATTGGCATTGCCGCTAGTTTGCCTAAAGTTTATTCTAATAAACTAGATTCAGATGTTTGGGCAGAACGAGAAGGTAAACTATCAGATGTTTCTGATTATGTTGGTACAGTTGGCAAACGTGACAACTTGACTATCAAGATCGAAAACATTAGATACATTGCTAGTGTAGGTTCTAAATTATTTTGTGCAAGTGTCGATGACAAAAACATTGTTAAGTTCTTTAACAATGACATCGAATCTAAAGTAGGTGACATTATTACTATTGGTGCCTACGTCAAGAGTCATAGCATTAGCAAATACCACCGTGGTAAAGAAACTATGGTGAATCGTATTAAAGTCTTAAACACTAAGTAAAGGAGTACGCAAATGCGTATAGCAGTTACAGGTCCCCGCGAAGGACAACTAGATCCAATGCGGCAGGCTTACACAATGTTAGCAGTCAAACACTTTGCAAAGCAATTAGGCATACAACGATTGAAGTTGAACATCCTAGTTCGTTTACACGAAGGAATAACCTTAAGTTTTGCAGACTCTAGAGACTGCGAAGGACTATGTGAGCCAATCTCTAACCGCAACTTCACCATAGATGTTGCTACATGGGGCGACTGGATTACAACACTTGCACACGAAATGGTGCATGTACGACAGTTTGCTAGAGGCGAACTAAACAGCACAATGTCGCAATGGAAGAGCAACAAGTATTGCGACAACGTTGAGTATTGGGATCAGCCTTGGGAGAAAGAAGCAAGGCGATTGCAACATAAACTAGCAGAATCGTTTTCAAAGGCGCAATGGTAATGCACACAATTATTTCAAACAACAAAAGAAGGAGCCGTGTTACTTCATACGGTGAGGAGAAAGTTATGCACCCGGATTTAGTAGAGCTAGAGCGACTGCTCAAGACACACGATTGGTACTATGAGTACAGCGACGACCACAAGGTGTGGCAACGAGGACGTGATCAACGTGACGACATACGTCGACAACGTGATATACTTTGTGGTCTCGGCATGGACGAGATTGCAGATAAAATGTACGAAAAGTACAGACCTAAGGGATAAAACGTTTAAGTCCTTGTAGCTCAATTGGATAGAGCAACGGCCTTCTAAGCCGTAGGTTGCAGGTTCGACTCCTGCCGGGGACGCCAATTAGGGCCTTTAGCTCAGATGGTTAGAGCATCCGACTCATAATCGGCAGGTCGTAGGTTCAAATCCTACAGGGCCCACCACTTAATTCTTATAAGTATTTGGTAGAAGTAAACTACCCAGGAGAACATGGAACCTTTTGATAGAGCAGGCTGGTCAACAGTAGATTATAAGTTTGAGAGCCTAGCAAAAGACTATGCATTTTACACTGATGAATTGGACCATGACTTAAAGCAAGAGATTGACAAACGTAAAATAGACACAGGTACTTTCTTAGACATTGGCACATGGAATGGACGACAAGCATTACACTTATCTAAGATAGGTTTTACAGTAACAGGCACAGACATACACAAGGGTATGTTAGAACATGCAAAACAAAATTTTTGTAATACATGCCCGGACTTCGATTCTTGTCCTCTACCCGTTACATTCCTACATGACAATATATTAAACACTCAACTGAATACAAAGTTCGATTATGTATTAGACCGAGGTTGTTTTCATTGGGTTAGAGATAATATTAAAACATTGTACATTGAGAACATAACAAAGACTGTTGGCAAATTAATGTTTTTAAAAGTTTTAAAATCAAGATCAAGCATAGAAGAAATAGAAAAACTATTCAGCGAAAGTTTTAACATCATTAGTGTAAAGGATACCCAATTTGCATCAGGGGTAGATACATTAGAGTCATTATTTGTAGTACTTGAACCCAAATAACTATAAGTAAATGTAATCAGATTGGAACATTGAACAATGAAAGTAGCAATTACAGGTCACACTAGTGGCATTGGACAAGCAATTAAAGATGTACTAGAGCTAACAAGCGGGTACGGGCAACAGAAACTAGAACTTAAATGCTATAGCAGAAGCAACGGATGGAATCTTGCAGAAGCAAACGGTAGAGCGTTGATGCAAGACATCATAGAATTTGACCCTGATATATTTTTTAACAACGCATGGCATCCTGGTGTACAGAATATGTTGTGTACTAAGTTGCATAAAAAATGGTCAGATACAAACAAAGTTATTGTTAACACAGGCTCTATTACTGCCTATGTACCTCATAGTATACTTGATGAGTCTAATGTTTATGCACAGGATAAGAAAGCATTAAAGGACTATTGTGTACTAGAGAGTTTTAAATACCCATATGAAAACAGTTGTAGACTTATTAATTTTAGTTGGGGGTTTGTAGAAACTGGATTAATAGGTAGAGACGATGTTAATAAACAAGCACTAATTGATCCTCTTGAATCGGCTACTATGATGATCGAACATGCCGAGAGAGCATTACACAAGAAGGATAATTACAGTCAGCCAGAAGTAGTTATTAATAGTTTGTACATGTCAGAAGAAGAACAAAATAAAACGTTCAGCACAGCCGCACGTGGTGTAGCAAAGCATTTGATTAAAACACGAAAATTAAGTAAGTAAAAGTTTAGCCCGGGTGGTGGAATTGGTAGACACAAGGGACTTAAAATCCCTCGCCAGCAATGGCATGACGGTTCAAGTCCGTCTCCGGGTACCAAATAGTATGATAAATACATAGTATACATTAATTATACAGGAGTTAAACATGTCAGAAGACAAGCCACATTTAGTTCTACAATGGGTACACAATGCAGATACCCAAGAGTTAAAATGCACAATTGACGAGAACCTATCTTACCTTGCACACAAAGGTGGCCACGAGGGTTACACAAAAATATACAATGGTAATGAAACTTTTGTAAGTCCAGGTCAATGGGAAGTCACAGAAAAGTATTGGATATCGGAACTACACGGAGAGGAACTTGGTTACTTTCAACCAGACGATGATCGAGAAGGTATTGAACCAAAGAACGGAAAAATGGAAGGTCGTAAAAATGGATTTGGTAGAAACGGTGAGTACCTAGATCATATGGCAAGGAGCCAACTACAACTCAACGGTGGTGACATGGCATTTATTGTTGACGAAAGTATAAATTTTAATTTTCCAGATGCACATAGCCCAGCACCATTATTTCACACACCAGATAAAGGATTAACAATATACAAATCATTACCTACTGCTAATACATTTTATAACGGTAGACATAACAAAGACCATGTTGAAGAAGATGGTACTTGGCAAATGGTACCTCAGCCTTGCATGATGCAACCTTTTTCAAGAGGACGTATTCTAAGCAGTTATGAGGAAATGGAAATTGCTGGTGTGCCTTACTCTGTAATAAAGAAATGTAAAGAAGGTAATTGGGACGATGCTCCTTATCCTGAGATACAGAATAACTATGTGTACTCAACTATTAACACCGCACCAATCACCCCAGAAAATGTTAATGCAGTCTGGGACGAATAAATAATCAAGGGGAGATCTGTTATTAATTATAACAGTCTGCAGTCTCCCCACCCACAATACCATGAATGAAATAACTCCAGTTCAGCGGCTACCTAGCACTTATACTTTTACGCAATCAGTGGAGAAAGTTGTCCCTACTGCTAATGGTGACAAAATACAAAAGACTAATTATGTTGTTACTGTTTACGATCACAACGGAAGAATTCAGACTACTACAGCCTCACATCAAATAAACTATTTAGTTTAACAGTTAGAATTTATGAGTATCACGTCTATCGCGTTTAGTCACCTGGTCTATCTCCCATTGGTGGAGTTTGTTTATAGAAGCATTTATTTCTGCAACAAGTCTCTTGGGAAGTCTTGATTGGAGTCCTGGATGTGCAAAGTTTCTTTTTACAGAAAAGGATCTAGCAAAGAACCAAGGATCTTTTACTTGTTCGCATAACAGGTCTGTGAGTTTATCCATCTCGGCAGAGCCATGTGCAATCTTAGGATTCTGTCTAAGAAAGTTATACATCTCCACTTCGGGTGCCAGCCAGTCTTCGAAATTTACTTTCCAGTTTTGTGGATTCTCTAATGCTAAAGGATCTTGTAAAAAAGAACGTGGCATTTCTCTTTGCAAAACTTTAAACATGTCATGGCCCGGTTGGCCAATTTGGTCTCTTATCCCATGTTTCTTAGGAGTGTTCCAGCGATTAACTTCTTCACGTTCCTCGCCAATGTGTAACTTATTTGTTGTATACTCAGTCCAATTTCTCAAGTCTATGAACTCTACATTTGCTTGTTGGTTGAAGTATGGCGTTAATGCAACTACTGTTAATACTGGATCTAAATGGTTTTCACCAAATGTATAATCTATATACGGCTTCTGGCTATCTGAATATACTGTATTTTTTATTGTTCTTACAAAGTTCTGCCACACATACATTTGCCTCGTTCTGTGAGCGGCTGTATCTTCAGTTAACGGAAACATTGCTTCAATTTCTTCCTTGCCGCCGTTGTGATAGTAAGGATCCATAGTGCTTTCTGTTGCTGACTTTATATCCCAATCATGATTAATCATAATTAGACCAGAGCAGTATCTATGCATAGGATCTCTAATACAGAACTTTATGTTGTTATGTTTTATTTCAGCATATGAACCAAAGTTAACTAGAGTACCTTCAGTAGGACACCATTCAGCAAAACTATGCTCTTGCATATCAAGTGTTATGCCTCTAATTAGTTCATGGTGATATGATGATTGATCTGCGTCTGTTAACGAGTTTATATAAGAACTTGCATTACGTTTGAATAATCCCCAAGTCTCTAAAGTTTTGCCTGTTTGTTTATCTCTTAGGTGAAAATATGATATCATGCGTCTGTGTGTCCTTTATGTTATTTATCGTTTATTTTAGATAAATACTGTTATAATCAATTTTTCGTAGGAGGAAAAAATGGCAGAGAAAGAACAAGCAGAAGTCACGATGAGTCGTGCCGAGTACGATGCCTTACAAGCCAAAGCAGGTGAAGAGGCACCAGTTGGCGGCGTAAAATACGATTCCAGAGGTTTTAAAACTATCGAAGGAATGGAGGCCGCTGATATTAATGGTGACGGACATATATCTGATACAGAAGCAAAAATGCACTTAGAGTTCAAAAGAAAAGAACTAGAAGATGCTGATGCAATGAGAGATGCTCAACGTAAGATGGCATGGTTCTCATTATTTGGAATGTTACTATACCCATTTGCAGTAATTGTAGCCAGTTTGGCAGGTTTAAGCGAAGCACAGGCTACCTTAGGTAGTATGGCACCAACATACTTTGTTGCAGTTGCCGGTATTGTAGCGGCATTCTTCGGAGCTCAGGCTTTTAGTGCCACCAAAAAATAGGTGTTCATAACGAATATGTGTTCCATACAAGTTAGATAAATACTAATATGGAACACAAATTTGTTAAACATTTTGCAAGACTTATCACAGACGCAGAGTTATCAAACGATGATGTCGCAGAGTATTACGACATTGTCGAGTCCCATATCCCCACTAAAGTAGTTGTTGCTTACACTGACGATCACGAAATGGTTAGTGCTGAAGTAACACTATACTCCACCACAGAAGATAGAACAATATACGAAGTGGTACTACAAGAAGCAGTTGATGACGAAGAAGGCGATGCTATTACAAAGGATCTCTTTGAAGCATTTCCAAATATTGACTTTGACTTCGAATCCTCACTAGAAATTTAAAGGTTGACACCAGCCAGAATCCGTGTATAATGTACCTAACGGCGCATAAATAAACTTATAACATACACAGGAAAGCAAATGGCATTTAATAAAACATTTAACGAAGAAGAAAAAGCAAGACTGAAGAAGTTAATCGACGAAGGTATGCAAGTTACCTACGAAGTTGAAACACTCAAAGAAGGTCTAAGAGAAACTGTCAAAGCAATAGCGGAAGAAATGGAACTAAAGCCAGGCGTACTTAATAAGGCAATTAGAATTGCACATAAGTCTAGTTTCCAAGACGAGTTTGATAAGTTTGACGAGCTTGAAACAATTCTAGAGACAGTCGGCAGAACGTTATAGCATTTACTATGCGAGAACCTTTCGAAATCTGTCCACAGGTTTTCGATGACTCTGAATTAGAATTCATTAAATCATGTGGCAATGCAAGTACTACTGAAAAGCAGACTGGCCTCCTTACGAGGACAAAAAGTACAATAGCATTACCTTCTAAGATTACAAAAAAACTTGAAAAAGCAGTACAACAAAGCAGTTACTACAGTTCGTTTAAATTACTTTCTCCAACAACATTTGAGAAGTTTATATTATCTAAGTATGATTTAGGGGAAGGCTTTGGTATTCACCAAGATGTATCTCAAAACAGTTTTTTAAGTAATGGTGAACATGACAGAAAAATTACTATCATAGTTCTACTTGATAATGATTATGAAGGTGGAGATTTTTTTATACATGACGTAGGATTAGATGCACCATTTCTAATAACGTTACAGCCAGGAGATGCACTATTGATGCCTAGTTTTTATGAACATTCAATGAGAGATATTACAATAGGACAACGAGTATCTCTTACCACTTGGGTATTAGGACCACGTTGGTGTTAAATTATCTTGACATTTCTTTTACATTAATATATAATAGGTACATATGAGTTACGTTGATGCATTCTATGATAAGAACAAAGACATTGTAAGAACTGTTGAGCGTGTCAATGGTGAAAGAATTTATGTTGACCATCGTCCAGAATACAATTTTTTTGTTGCTGATCCTAAAGGTAGTCACACTAGTGTCTATGGTGAAAAGGTTACAGAGATAAGATGTAAAAGCAACAAAGAGTTTCGCAAGAACGTTGCAATTAATACGCACAACAAAAAGTTTGAAAGTGATGTTCGACCACTAAACAAAACAATAGCAAAGCATTACAATGGTGCTGAGCAACCTATACTACAAACAGCATTCCTTGATATTGAGGTAGACTTCGATCCTGAGAGAGGCTACAGTTCTCCCGAAGATGCATTTATGGAAATTACTTCTGTAGGAGTCTACTTACAATGGATGGATGCTATGGTATGTTTGGCTGTTCCACCTAAGACATTAAGTTGGGGACAAGCTCAAAGCATAGCAAGTAAGATGCCTGAAGTTGTGCTGTTTAAAACAGAAAAAGAAATGCTGAAAACGTTCTTAGAACTTATTGATGATGCTGATGTGCTAAGTGGATGGAACTCAGAAGGTTATGATATTCCTTATCTAGTAAACAGGATCGTAAAAACATTAGGCAAGGCAGAAACAAGAAAGTTATGCTTGTTTGATCAGTTTCCAAAGCAAAGAACATATGAAGCATTTGGTAGCGAACGTGAGACATATGACTTAGTAGGGCGTGTACACTTAGACTATATGCAGTTGTACAGGAAGTATAACTATGAAGAGCGACACAGTTACAGACTAGACTATATTGGTGAGATGGAAGTAGGCGAGAAGAAAGTTGCTTATGAAGGCTCACTAGATAGACTTTACAATCACGACTTTGAAAAGTTCTTAGAATACAACATACAAGACGTTATGTTGCTAGACAAAATGGATAAGAAGTTACAGTTCATTGACCTAGCAAATACTATTGCACATGATAATACTGTACTGCTACCCACTACAATGGGTGCTGTAGCAACTACTGAACAAGCAATTATCAACGAAGCACATAGACGTAACATGGTTGTGCCAGACAGGAAAAAGTATTCTAAAGACAAAGAGAACACACAGGCGGCTGGTGCCTATGTGGCTTTCCCCAAGAAAGGCTTTCACAAATGGATAGGCAGTATGGACTTAAACAGTCTATATCCTAGTGTGTTTAGAGCATTGAACATGGGGCAAGAAACAGTAGTAGGACAACTTCGTCCGGACTATACTGATCAAGAAATTAACGATAAGGTAACTTTAGAAAAGAAATCTTTTGCTGATGCTTGGTTAGGCAAGTTTGGTAGTAACGAATATGAAATGACAATGGCCAAAGATGTTGATCATACATTGCATCTTGACATGGAAGATGGCTCATCAGTAGAAGTAACAGGAGCAGATGTATATAACTTAATATTCAACTCCGGTCAGCCTTGGAATATTAGTGCAAACGGTACTATATTTAAGACAGACTTCCAAGGTATTGTACCTGGGTTGTTGGAGAGATGGTATGCTGAGAGAAAAGAACTACAGGCTAAAAAGAAACAAGCAACTACACCAGAGGAAATTGCTTTTTGGGATAAAAGACAGCTCGTTAAGAAAATTAACCTCAATAGTTTATATGGTGCTATTCTTAACCCTGGTTGCCGCTTCTTTGATAAACGTATTGGACAATCCACTACGCTCACAGGTAGAGCAATCACGAAACACATGGGAGCAGAAACAAACAAAATGCTCACAGGAGTGTACGACCACACAGGAGAAACAATAGTTTATGGTGACACTGACTCTGTTTACTTTAGTGCCACACCTGCATTGCCAAAAGGTGAGGACTTAGATATGGATAGTGCAATTAAATTGTATGATCATATATCAGACACAGTCAGTGACACATTTCCTAAGTTTCTAAACAAAGCATTTAACATTCCGCTTAGTGCTGGTGCTGTTATGATTGCTGGTAGAGAAGTAGTTGGCAAGAGCGGTTTGTTTATTACTAAGAAGCGTTATGCAATCAAGTGTTTAGACATTGAAGGGTACCAACCTGAGGGTGGTAAACTAAAAATTATGGGCATGGATATCAAGCGAAGTGATACGCCCGAGTTTGTGCAGGACTTTTTAGAAGAAGTATTAGACAACGCACTTGATGGTATGAGCGAAGACGAAGTTATACAAAAGATAAAAGACTTCAAGGATGACTTTAGGGCAATGGAACCTTGGAAGAAAGGTATGCCTAAACGTGTAAACAACTTAACCACATATGGTGAGAAACTTAACAAACAAAGACGTATGAGTGCAACACACACAAAACTGCGTAAACTAGACGCACTAAAGCCTAAAGAGAATACAATGATACCTGGGCATGTTAGAGCAAGTATCAATTACAATGAGGCTAGAGAAGCCTTTAGCGATGCATACAGTATGGCTATCATGGACGGTATGAAAGTTATTGTGTGCAAACTAAAAAGTAATGCACTAGGCTATACAAGTATTGCATACCCAACAGACGAAATGCATATACCTGCTTGGTTCAAAGAGATGCCGTTCGATGAAGAAGCAATGGAAGAGAGTGTGCTAAACAAAAAGATTAATAATGTGTTAGGTGCTATGGGTTGGGACTTAACTAGAATGAACGAAAGCAAAGTACTAGGTACTTTCTTTGAACTATAGGAGTTTACATGAATAATGTAATTAAAAAAGCAGAGGTAGTGGAAGACAACGGATTTGTTGTACACCTTTGGAAAAACTATGAACAGTTTGGTACAGTTGATGTACGAAACAAAAGCATACACTATGCAAATGATGTATGTGAGAATTGGGAAACAGGTATTCTCAAAGAAGATAACGAATATATCATAAGGAGTTAATATGATTAATAAAGATCCAGGAAAGAAACATTTCTATTTCAGCATGTTGAAAAGCGGAATGAGAATTGCAGGTTGCGTAGGCTTTATGGCAGGACTGTCGTTTGGTGTTTTTGTGATGGCATTCTTAGTAGCAGAGGTAATAGGAATTGTTGAAGAATTTTAAAAAAACACTTGACAATACACCTAAAGAGTGTATAATGTCAAGTATGATTATAGGTATTAAATGCAAATAAGTCCAAAATTTATAGATTTTGTAGAGAAAGTAGTAAGTTATGCACCAGTTGAACATGACACAAAGATGGCTATGACGGAGGCGATTATAGATACTAGTGTTGCCGCTGTTATAAACATTCCATTAAACTTTTTAATGGTTTGGATGTTTATTGATGTACTTGTTTTAGGTTCTACATGGACTAGTGTTATAATGACAACAACATTTACTATCTATGCAGTAATAAGGAAGACTAGAGTAAGAATGTTTTTTTACAAAAGTAATCTAAAAAAACAAGCCAAGAAGGCATTAACCACCTAAATACATATACACACAGGAGAAAATATGAGCGGGAATAATTATATCAAGGACACACTAAAAGATGTGTTAAAGCATACGCACAACTTAGGCATCTTTGAGATGGTTAAAGTTACAGGAACTGCAACGGAGACTAGTATTGAAACAGTCGATGCAGATAAAACTGTTATCTTCAAAGGCAAAACAGTTAATCCTGTCCCTGACTTTGTTGATGCAACTGTAGGTTTAAGCAGAATGAATGTGCTAGATGGGTACTTGAAGTATCCAGACTTTGATGATGCTGATGCTACAGTACAAGTTGTTAAGCAGGACCGTAATGGTGTTGATGTACCAACTGAAGTAGAGTTTATATCACAAGCAGGTACAGATGCACATTATAGATTTATGTTAGCAGACGTTGTTAACCAGCAACTTAAAGAGATTAAGTTTAAAGGTGCAGAGTTTGATATTAACATTGTGCCTAGTGCAAAGAACTTAAAAGACTTAGGATATTTTAATGGTGTGCTTAGTCAGTTCGAAAGTACATTTAGTCCAAGAACAGAAGATGGCAAACTGTATTTTTATATAGGTGATGCCGGTGGTGACAGAACTAAGATTTTAGTTAACGAAGCACCCGACGGTACAATGACACATGAGTTTCATTGGCCACTAGACATCGTGCTAAGAATACTTAGACTCGGTGACAATGCAAATTGTGTATTAAGCATTAATGCTAAAGGATTACTACAGATTATTGTAGACAGTGGTATTGGGACATACACATACTTACTACCTGCGAAGAACTAATTTATGGATGACTTAGGAAAAAAACAACGAGATTATGCAGTCTATCTGCCTGCTGTTAGTAGTTTCTATACTAAGCAGTTAGACAAGATAGTTAATAAAGTACCCGAAAAGTCTCGGGTGCCTGCAGGTTTCGAACATGGTAATGAAGGTCTCGACTTCTTTAAAGATGAGAACTCTTACTTTCATTATCCATATGGCTTATACTCAGCCGGTCATGCTCATTTAGATATTACTAAGAGCCATGCTGATGAGCCAATGATACAAGAGCGAGATAGAAATACAGTTAAAGTATTACTAGGCGACTCAGGTGGATTCCAGATAGCAACAGGTGTTATGAAAATGGATTGGGCAAATGCTAAAGATCCTAATGACCCTGCCAGGACAGCAATCTGTGAAAAGATATTACGTTGGTTAGAGCATACAGCAGACTGGAGTATGACATTAGACATTCCAGCCTTTGCGGCAGTAGAGCCTCTAAGTAGCAAAACAGGACTAACAGAATTTTCTGATACATTGGATATCAGTTTACTTAATTTAGATTACTTTGTACGCAACCGTGTTCCGGGTGCAACAAAGTTTCTAAACGTACTCTCAGGCACAGACGAAGCAACGTCTAAAGAATGGTATGAGGCAGTTAAACACTTCTCTGATCCTACTTTTTGTGCTGAAGGTTACGGGGAGGCTAGCAGGGCACTCGAAGGTTACGCCTTTGCTGGTATTAACATGAAGGACCTTAGTTGTGTTCTAAACCGACTACTTGACCTACGAGCTGACGGCTTGCTGGAAGGAAAGGATTGGATACATTTCTTAGGTACTGGTAAACTACAATGGGCCTGTTTCTTAACTGCTATTCAGAGACAGTTGCGATTGTATGATAACCCGAACATCACGTTGAGCTTCGATGCCGCCTCCCCATTCGTTAACACCGCATATGGTCAAACTTATGCACATAACTTCTTTGAGCCAGGTAAGTTTGGATACTTTATGGACAGAGCGTTTGATCAACAAGCATTAGTAGGCAGTGACTTACCTGCTCCGTTTGGGCATAGTCCTGTGATGGAAAGGCTCACAATGGGCGACTTATGTACA